AAGCGCTGAACGTCAGCATTGGCGAGCTGCGCCGGGCGGCGGAGCGTGATGGTTGCAGCTTTGAGAATCAGCGCGGCGAGGCCGCTGCGCCGGTGACGATCAGCGGAAAAGCACAGCAAGCGCTCGACGCGCTCAAGAGCGCGCGAAGCACGATGACCGGCGAGGGCGATGCCTAGCCCGAGCGAAAACGAGGGCCACGACGCTTTCATCGAGCGTTGCATGGCCGACAGCGAGGCGCGCAATGACTTCCCCGACGCGGATCAGCGCCTCGCGTTCTGCGAGTCCCAGTGGCACCGCAGTACCCGACAGCGAAACGAGGGGTCTAGCGTGGAGCGCAAAGCCGTCCCATTTGATTGTAAGGTCGACAAGAAGGAGCGGATCGTCGAGGGCTACGCCTCGACGTTCGACCGCGATAAGGTCGACGATATTATCCAGCCCGGCGCGTTCCAAAAAACGATCCGCGAGCGGCCCGGCGAGGTCAAAGTGCTGTGGCAGCACATGGAAGCGCTCGGCAAGCCGATCCACATGGAGGAAGATAGCACCGGCCTGTTCACGCGCTCGCAGATCAGTAAGACGACGCTGGGCGACGACGCGCTCACGCTCATGGAGGATGGCGTGGTCGATCGCATGAGCATTGGCTTCACGATCCCCGATGGCAAAGCGCGGTTTCAAGACGACGGCTGGACGCGCGAGATTAGCGAGGTCAAACTGATCGAGTACAGCCCGGTCACGTTCGCCGCCAACGATGCGGCGGTGATATCGGGCGTTAAAGAACTGTGTGAGCACGCGCGCAAGCATGGCCGCGATGCCTTCGGCTATCGCGCAGATGAATTGCGCGATGCGATCAAGCAGCTTTCGGCACTCTTGGAGGCCGACGAGCCGTGCGGCGAAAGCCGTAACACTCGATCGGGCCAAGAGCCGCCAGCCCGGACAAGCGACCCGCGCGACGAGCTATTGGCCGAGGCGCAGTCGTTGTCCCAAACGGCCACGGGCATCGCCCTGGACGCAATCCGGCAACGATGAGGTAACTGACCAATGGCAGGCGACGAGGAACTTCTGAAGGAGCTTCGCGGCACCAAGGACGCGCTTGAGCAAGCGCGCTCCGATATGGCCGAGAAGCTGAAGCAACAGCAAGCCGATCTCGACCAATACGGCGAGACCACCCGCAAGACGGCCGAGCAGATTGCGGAAGCCGAAAAGCGGCTGCAATCGATCGCCGAGGACGCCAAAAGCTTCGAGGAGCGCATCAACGAGGTCGAGAAGAAGCTGAACCGCCCCGGCTCGCTCGGCGGCGATGGCAACCCTGGCGAGAAGCTGTGCACGCCGGGCGAGCAGTACGTCATGTCCGACGTTTTCGAGCGTGAGCACGCCAAGGGTCGCCCCGCGGGCGAGCGCCTTGAGCTGCGTTCGCTCACCAAGCGCGAGATGAAGGACGTGACCTCGGCCTCGAACAGCGCCGGCGCGCTGATCGACGAAATGCGGCTGCCCGAGATCTTCCGCGATCCGGCGGATCGGCTACAGCATCTTCGCGATCTCTTGAACGTCGGCGAGACTTCAAGCAACGCGATCGAGTATCCGGTCGACTTCGGCGGCTTCACGAACAACGCCGGCCCGCAGGCGTCGGAGTTGGACGCAAAGAACGAGTCGGATCTGTCGACCGAACTCAAGACCGAGCCGGTCAAGACGATCGCCCACTGGATTCTGGCTTCGCGTCAAGTCCTCGAAGATGCGCCGATGCTGCGCAACTACATCGACGGGCGGCTGCTCGAAGGGCTCATGCTTGAGGAGGACGACCAGATCCTCAACGGCGACGGAACCGGCGGCACCCTGTCGGGCATCCTGACCAACAGCAACATTCAGGATATCGGCTCCACGGGCGACGTTGACGCCAACGACACCAAGCTCGACCACGTTCGCCGGGCGATCGCCGCAAGCCGCACCAGCAACTACCGTCCGAACGGTATTCTGGTGCATCCCGAGGACTGGGCGAGCCTGGAACTCGAAAAAGGCTCGGACGGGCACTACATCTGGGTCACGGTGCCGCAGGGCGGCGAGGCTCGGCTGTGGCGCGTCCCGGTCGTCGAGAGCAATGCGATGAATCCGGGCGAGTTCTTGGTAGGCAATTGGAATCTGGCCGCCACACTCTGGGATCGCCAGCAGTCGAACATTCGCGTCAGCGAAAGCCACGCCGACTACTTCGTGAAGAATGCGGTCGCGATCCTGGCCGAGCAGCGTCTTGCGCTGACGGTCTACCGCCCGCAAGCGTTCGTGAAGGGCACCTGGCCGAGCCTGACGTAACCGGCAAGGGTCCTGGGGGACCGGGATAGGTGAAAGCCATCCCTCTTAGTGGCCGGGCTGCCGGTACAGCCCGGCCACGCTTTTATCGGAGGTATGAACGATGCCGAAGATGCGAGCGATCCGGCCGTGGCGCGGCCAGGAAGGGCGAGTCGCCCGAGGCGATATCGTCGACGTGAGCGAGGGCCGCGCCCGCCAACTCGAGGGGCATGAGAGCGACAGCGGGCACGTTTTGACCGCGACCAATCCCGCCGAATACCAGACGCGCACCGTCGAAACGAGCGCTCGCGCTGTCCGCGTTGACGAGCGCGAGGCGATGGCGACGAAAGGCGGTGCGACGGGCGACGAGCGCCACGGGCGCCCGCAGCCCGAGCAGGGCCAGCCGGCGCAGGCCGAGGTGCCCGAGCCCGATGCCACGCCCGGTGCCCGCGAGGTCGCTGAGGAAATGGGAATCAGCCTCAGCGCGGTCGAGGGCACCGGCGCCAACGGGCGCGTGACAAAGGCCGACGTGTGGGCCTACATTGAGGCGCACACTGGCCGCGAATAAGGGGCAATGCCTTGACCCTCGCGCACCACCAACACGCGACACACGGCGCAGCGAGCGAGCGTCCTTGGCTCCGTCGCACGGTCGAACCGCAGAGCGCGCCGCAGCGGGCGATCTCGGTCGACGAGTTCGCGGCCTTCATCGAGGATCCGTGCCCACCCGATCCCGACACCACGCGCGAGGCGCTGTATCAGCAGTTCATCGGCTACGCGACTGGCTGGATCATCCGTTGGTGCGACCGCGAATTGATTCAGCGCGATATCGTGACGGCGTTCGATGCCTACGGGGTCGGCCGCGCGGGGCTCGCCGGGCTCGCGCCCGTTGTGCGGCGCACGCCCGCGTGGCTCGATCTGCCGCGCGTGGCGACCGACGCGATCACCAGCGTCGAGGTCTATGACAGCGACGGCAACACCGAGTCGATCGCCGCCGCCGATTACAGCGTCGATCTGGTGAGCGAGCCGCACCGCATCGAGTTCGACCGCCCGCCGACGCAGCATTCGCTGTCGGATTTTCGCGGCATCCGCGTGACCTACACGGCGGGCTACGCCGATCAGGCGAGCATCCCGGCGGCGCTCAAGCTAGGCGTTTCGCAGCTAGCGGCGTACCTCTACGAGCGCCGCGGCGCCGGCGCGAACGGCGCGATGGTCGCGTCGGGCGCGGCGCAGACCGTCGCCGGCTACCGGGTGCTCACCGGGCTATGAAGTTCGACAACCTCACGCCCGGCGCGGCCCGCGAGTGCGTCGATCATTACCGCATGAGCGAAACCGACGACGGCGCCGGCGGCTGGACCATCCAGCCGACGCTCGAAAACGGCTCGATTCGCGTCGTGTGGGAGGACCGCACGCCGCAGTCGACGGTTGAGGGCGCGAGCCTGGGCGCCAGCCTCGACGCCGAGATCGGGCTACGCCGCAGCGTCGATATGCGCCCCGACGATCGAGTGGTGCACCAGGGCTATGTCTACCGCGTGATCCGCCAGCGGGTGCGCGGGGCGAGCCGGTGGCAGATCGTGGCGCTGCAATACCTCCCGCAAGAGGAAGTGCCGGGCACCACATAGGGGGTTGCATGTCGCGCGTCAAGTTTCGTAGCAACGTCAAGCGGGTCAACGGCGCCCTTGAGTCCGGCGTGAGTCGCAACGTCGAGCAAGCCGCCGAGCTATTCCGCCAAGAGTTGAACAAGACCCTGCGAGGCAACCGTAGCGGGCGAGAGTACCGAGTCCCCGGCGGCACGTCGCGCACGTATACCGCAAGCGCGCCCGGCGAGCCGCCGGCGCGGCGCACGGGCACCCTCGCCAACTCGTTCGACACGGCGAAAACGAGTCCGACGCGCATGTTGGTCGGTAGCCCGCTCGTCTACGCGCGCCTGCTCGAAATTGGCACGCGCGATATCCGCCCGCGCCCGTATTTCCGCAAGACCTTCGACGCGAATCAGCGGCGAATCCGGGCGGTGCTTGCGCGGCAGGCGATCGAGGGAAGGCGCCGGTAATGCTCGCCGATCTGGTCCAGACGATGCGCAACGACGCGGCGCTCGCCGCGGAATTGGCCGACGCGCCGTGGGGCGGCCCGGCGATCTATACGCAGTGGGCGCCCGACTATCCCCGCCCGTACATCACGCTCGACTACAGCGAGGGCCTGGACAGCCTACAGATCAGCGCCGGCCAGGTCGTCATCGACGCCTGGGGCGACGGTACCAGCGTCGTCGCGCTTGAGCCCATCCGCGACGCATTGCGTGATCTGCTCGATCACGCGATCATCGACACCAGCCGCGGCCCGTTCCGGTTGTTCTGGACGAGCGACAGCCCCGAGCGCGAGGACGAGCCGCAGGTCGTGCGCTGGCGCATGACCTACGATTTCCGCCGCTCGATGAGCGAGCACGTCACCACGTAACGGGGGAGAGCAATGACCCGAGTGACCGGAGGCGATGGCAACAGCGCGCAGCGATTCCTAATCGACGCTGGCGCCATCTATTTCAACTATGGTGAGGACGATGAACTGCTGATCGGCGCGACCCAAGAGGGAGCGACTTTCACGCTTGAGCAAGACGTGCGACAGGTTCCGGTCGATGGGCACCGCGCCCCGATCGTCGATGCGCGGCGCGTGATTTCCGAGACTGCCCGGATCACCGCGCAGATCATGGAAATGACGAGCGAGAACCTGTACCGGATCATCATGGGCGCCGATGTATCGCTGGGCAATACGCACAAGACGACGCGCCGCATGAGCGATCTGCCCAACGCCGACCAGTTCCTGACCAACGTCGCGCTGGTCGGCCGGGCGCAGGGTACCGACGATCGCTATGTGTTCATCCTGTTCAATGCGCTCAACGACGGCGGCTTCGAGATCGAAACCTCGGACGAGCGCGAGGGCACCCTGGGCGTACAGTTCACCGGCCACACGCCGATGAATGATCCCGATTCGAGCCCGTGGGAGATCCGCACGCCGACCGCAATTGACTCGCCGGCGACCACGTAATGAGCGACGACGCGCAGGAAGCGAGCGTAGCGGTGAAGTCGCGCCTCGACGTGGGCGACTTCTTCCGCTTTTGCGATATTGTCAGCGAGGTCTTGGAGAACCTGCCCGCCGAAACACTGGAACAGATGCGCTCCGGCGGGGAGGGCGGCCAGTCGTGGCGCATTGGCCGCGACATTATCGCCCAGGTCATGCGCGCCGCCCCGGACAAAGGGCAAGCGTTCCTCGCCGGCCTCATCGACGAGTCGCCCGAGCGTTTCCGCAGCTATCCGGCCAGCGCCGTGCTCGATGTGTTCGAGCAGTTCTGGCATCACCCGGATGCGACGGATTTTTTCAGCAGGGCACAATCGCAGTTCAATCGCTTCACGAGCGAAGCGAGCACGGGCGCGGCGGGCAATCCAGCGTCCGCGCCGTCGAGTTAGAGTGGGCGCTACGGCGCTATAGCATCCGGCCCGCGGAGCTCCTGTCGCTGCCCTGGCCGGATTGGCTGCCGATTCGGCGAGCAGGGCAGGATGCCGAGCGCGAGGAATCGCGCGAGCGCTGGCTGCAATCGGCGTTCATCGCGCACCAGATGGGCGCGGGCGAGCAGGGCACGACGTTCGCCAAGTACGTCGAGCAGCTTGGCCTCGCCCGCAAGCGCCGCGAGCGGCCGGGCGAGCGCGAGAGTAAGAAGCAACGCGCGCTGCGCGAGGCTCAGGCGATAGCGGCGGCCGACACGAAGCGCACGCAACGCAGGGGGCGCCGTGGCTAACCTGTTCGAGATCGTCGGCGAGATCGCCATCCAAGGCGTCCAGAACGCGCAGTCGGCGATCTCCGAAACCAACCGCAAAGCGTCGAACCTCGCTGACAAGATGGGTGCGGCGGGGGACGCGACGCAGCGCTTCGGCGACCGCGTAAGCGAAACCGGCGACAAGGCGACCGCAGCGGCGGCAGGGATCGCGGGCGTTGCAACCGCGGCCGGTGCGGCGATCAATAGCGTATCGCAGACCGCGCAGCAGATCGGCGTCATGTCCGAGCGCCTAGGCGTGTCCGCGGAGTTTTTACAGACGTGGCAGCGCGTCGCCAAGGATCTCAACATCGAGGCCGAGGCGCTGCGCGACGGCTTCAAGGAAGTCAGCCTGCGCGCCGACGAATTTGCCGAGACTGGCAAGGGACCGGCGGCGGATGCGTTCAAGCGCCTCGGGCTATCCCAGGACGAGATCGAGCGCGTCAAGGGGGACACCGAGGCGCTTTTCAACCTCGTCCTTGAGAATATCCAGAACGTGCAAGGGCAGGCCGCGCGCCAGCGCACCGCCGACGAGTTGTTTGGCGGTCAAGCCGGCGAGCAGTTCACCAACCTGCTGAACAAGAGCCAATCGCAGATCGACGAGCTTGTGCAGTCGGCGCAAGCGACCGGCGGCTTCTTCTCGGCCGAGGATATCGAGAACGCCCGCAGCTTCAATCGGCGCCTAAACGAGACACAGGAGCGCTTGGGCGCGGTCGGGCAAAAACTCGTCGCCAAGCTGCTGCCCGCCCTGGAAAAGCTGCTGCCGATCGTCGAGTCGCAGCTTGTGCCCGCCCTCAGCACGGCCGTGGGCGCGATCACGACGCTGGTGCAGGCGTTCTCGTCGCTTCCGACGCCGGTGCAGACGGCGGTCGTGCAGATGGCCGCGTTCGCGGTCACGCTCGGCCCGATCTTGTCCATCGGCGGGCGCCTGATCTCGGTGTTCGGCAGTTTCCTCAAGGTGTTCGGCAAGATCCCAGGCGTGAACAAGCTGATCGCAGCCGGCTTCACGAGTATCAAGGCGATCCTGGCGCCGCTGTTCACTATAATCGGCTCGGGCGTCGCTTTGCTCGCGTCTTTCTGGGGCGGGTGGAAACTCGGCAAGGAAGTGATCGCGCCGCTCATCAAGGAGTTCTTGCCGGGCGTCTGGAAGTGGATCGGTAAGGTGGTGGCAGCGTTCGTCAATTGGAAAGACACGCTCGCGACCGTATGGGCGTTCATCAAGGAGCAGACGAAAGCGCTGTGGCAGTTTTTCAAGCAGATATTTCAGCGGCTCAAAACGTTCTTCGTCGAGATCACGACGGCCGTATTCGATAAGGCGAAGCAGTGGGCGATCCAGTTCAAGGAGTTCGTGGTCGGCAAGATCACCGCACTTTGGAACGGCATCAAGTCGATCCTCGATTCGCTCAAGCAAGGATTCCTCGACGCTTTCGAGTTCATCAAGGCGCAGACGATCGGGCGCGTCAAGTCGATGGTCGATACGGTCGTCGGCATCGTCGAAGAAATGTGGAACGCGCTGACGGGCAACTCGATCATCCCGCGCATGGCGAACGAAGCGGTCGCCGAGTTCACGAAGATGGCTGACGAGGCCGAGCGCCAGGGCGAGCGCACCAAACGCGGGCTGGAAAAGTCGATCTCGGCGGCGGCGCCGCGCTCCGGTACGGGCGGCGGTCCCGGCGCAGGCGTTCTCGGTGAAGGTGGCGGCGGCGGCGCGCAAGAGGTCAACATCGACATGAGCCGCGCGACGTTCAACGACGGCCGCGATATGTTGAACCGGCTCAAGCGTAAGGGCTCAGACCTGACGGGGGCGTTCGACTGATGGCGGTGCTCGGCCCGTGGTCGCAAACCGTCGACATTGGCTCGACCAAGGACGCGAGTGTGAGCGGGCTATCGATCCGCGAGCAATCGCGCGCGCCCATCACGGATATCCAGTTCGAGGTCGAGGATTCGCCGGCGACGCGCAACTCCTACGATGCGGTGGTGATCGACGAAGACGTGCGCATCAAGCAGTCGAACGGCAATAATACGCGCGTCTGGAACGCCCGCGTCGTGCGCTTCGGGTGGGAGCGCGGCACGAACTGGACGAAAAAGCGCGTCGACTGCGAAACGCTGGAAACGATCACTAAGCGCCGCCGCATCTTCGGCGTATACGAGGGCGACGTGAAGTCAGTGGTCGAAGCGATTTGGAACGAGTGGGGGACGTTCATCGTCTCCGGCACGAACGTCGACAATCTGACCAACGACGTATCGATCAGCCTCAAGTGGGACAGCCTGTTCGACGCGATCGATGAAGTCGCGCGTCGATTCGACTACGCATGGAATATCGATGCCGACAACGACGAATTGCGCTTCTTCGATCCGGCCGGGCTCACGTCGCCGGCGATCGTCCAGGGCAGCGGCGATATCATCGGCAAGACCGCGACGATCAAGCGAAACGGCGAGGATATTGTCAACACCGTGATCGCGACGGGCTGGATCTACCGCACCGTCACCAAGTCGATCACCATGCCGACCGGCTTCGGCGTTTTCTCGGCGACCGATATCGGCTGCCGCAAGGGCATCCATTTGCGCCAGATCGAGCGTATGATCAATCAGGGCGGGTGGGAAGTCGCCGACACGAGTATCCCCAACGACTTCGCGGTGCAGGATATTGCCGAGGATCGCGAGGTCGAGGTATGGGATGATGGGTGGATCGTATTTGACCCGCCGCTCATCCCCGGCATCCAGGCGCCTAACAGCCAAACGGGGCAAGGGCAGCGCGTCGACTTCAAGGTGGCCGTGACGCTGCGCCGGCAGGGGCAAACCCTGGTGAAAAACGAGGCGAGCATCAGCCAATTCGGGCGCCGCGACGGCGAGCCGATCACCGACGACGGCGGCCAGACCCTCGAAGAAGCGCGCCAGCGCGCCGAGATCGTGGTCAACGCCCGCGCGTGGCCGACCATCGAGGCTGACATGGATCTGACCAAAATCGGTCCGCAAGTCGACACCAAGCAACGCTTGACCATGACCGACCCGCCGATCGACCGCGACTTCTTCGTGGAGTCGGTCGACCATGCCACCCGCGGCAATGAACTCACCGTGTCGGTGAGCCTAAGCACGGAAGATCCGGCCTAATGGCACGCTCTCGCCGCGATCGCGACGTTCCGAGGGAGTTACACAAGCGCATCGAGCAGATCGAGCGCGACCCCAAGCACCCCAACGCGCGCACGGGCAAGCTGCTCGACGAGTTGGGATTCGTCGGCATTATCCCGAGCGGCGACCAGCCCGATGCGGGGTGGGGATGGGGCGCCAAAATCCTGTCCGAGAACGTGACGCAGGCCGTGCTCGGCGGATGGGGCTGGGCGGGGCGCGTGTCCATCGCCGGCCAAGAAGTCTCCGTGCAGGCTGGCTGGGGTTGGGGCGCTACGCTGTCGTCGGCCTCGATCACCAGCGCGCTCGTCGATGCCGGCTGGGGTTGGGGCGATACGGCCGTCGCGGCCGATATCACAACGAGCCCGCAGACCGCCGGATGGGGCTGGGCCGGGCGTGTGTCGATTGTGGGCCAGCTTGTCTCGACTGCCGCGGGCTGGGGTTGGGGCGATACGATGAGCGCCCAGAGCGTCATTGTGTCGACCACAACGGCCGGATGGGGCTGGGCGGGACAGATCCTCGTGTCGTCGGGCTTCGAGTCGGTCACGGCCGGCTGGGGTTGGGGCGACACGACCATCGCCGGCAATATCGGCCAGAGGGCCAAAGCCGGGTGGGGTTGGGCGGATGCGGCGTCTGCGTCAGTTATTGGGCAGCGCTTCGCCGCTGGCTGGGGTTGGGGCGAGCATGTTTCGTCGTCGGCAGATATCATTGTCACTTCCGGGTGGGGGTGGGGTGAAGTAGCGACCGCTGCTAATATCAGCGCCAGGACGGGCGTGAGCGGTTGGGGATGGGCCGGGGTTCTAACCGCAGTTGCTCAAGATTATGAGCCGCCGTCCGCTAACAATGTTGACTTCTCTGCCAGCGGGCAATCCTACACACCGCCCGATGCGGACAATGTCGACTTCTAGTCGGCTACCGTGGGCAAAGGTAAACAGGAGTAAAGCAAATGAGTATGAAGCGAACCGGATGGCGCGGCGTTTTCCGCGCAATCAAAGCAGCGATGGCGGGCCGTCTGCGCACGGCAACGATCTGGCAGGGGCGGTTCAAGGTAATCGACCCCAATAGCCGCGAGGTCGTCGCCTACAACGATATCCTGTCGGGCGGCATCAGCTTCACAATGGAGCTGTGGAACGGCGACACAAGCGAGACTTTCGCCGAACTGGTGCTGGAAGATTCCAGCAACAACGTGATCGCGACCGAAACGATCACGACCAGCTACTCGCTCGACCAGACGAGCCCGCCGATCGGGCTGTTTGAGAGCACGGCGCTATTTAGTTCGTCGCAGGTGAGCAGCCCCGTCGAGTTTGTCGTGCTCAAGACGAGCGGCAACCGCGAGGTCGCGCGCGCCTCGCTGTCGCTGGCATCGGGCAACGCCTACGAGGTCAAGCGCGAGGACTATATCGGCGAGGCCGAGTCGGTGACGTAACGGCGTGGCCTCGCGTAGCCTCACAGCGGATGCCTGCGTCTATCGGATGCGCTTCATATCGCCGGCCGGCGATGAAGAAGAAGGCGCGATAACGGAAGTCGTTGACGAGGCGGAAAAGGAAAAGGCCGAGGAAGAAACAGACAGCGACGGCAATCAGACGCCCGAAGAATGGAAGGAGGTCAAGCGGGTGATCGAGGAAGTCGACCTCGAAAACAGTGGTACGACGATCAACCGCATCATCCGTACGCGCTTCGAAAAGCCCAACGGGCGCCAGATTGAGTTGGTGTTCGCCGAGGCGCAAGGCATCGATGCCGACACGATCACGGAGACCGCATAATGGCATTTGACGAGGGCCCATTTATGCGGATCGTCGATGTTGGGCCGTGGATTTCTGATCGCGAAAACTCTGTAAACGTATTTGTAACCGGAACTCTAAATCCAGCAGATGCGGACTGCTTTTTCAATTTTGATTGCAGCCCCGCAGATATATCAAGCTTGGAGTGGCAAAGCCTGCTCAATTCGCAAGGTTTCGAGCAGTTCGGCGGATACACTACAGGGGTTGCAGGGCAATTTACCGACTTCGGGAACTCTGCTAGCAAAGACGCTACCTGGGAAAACGGTGACGATTGGGAAATCGGTGATTTTATTAGTGACGAAAGGTTTGTTTCAGTCCCAGATGAGAAGTTTCCGTGTCTTGGAGGAGGCAGTAACAGTGTTATAGAGCCTCGCGTCAGTTCCAGTGTTTTGCAAAATAATCGGCCGCCCGATAGCGTCCTTGCTGACGATGAAGAATGGTATGAAGATATTATTTTTGAGGTTCAAGCGCCGGAGTTATTTGATAAGACGTGCGTGCAAGACGGCGATGCGGACAGCTTCGATCCTGACCAAGGTGGCGAACTAATTTGGAAGTATGACGAGAATAGTCCCGTGGGGACGGGACTGACTCTATCGGCTAAAACCTTTATGGACGAAAAGGGTTTATTTGGGAGGAAATACAAGCGATTCGGTCGATGGTGGCAAATCGCCGGAATCGTAGCCAAGAAGAACTCGTCTGCTGGCAACTTTGACGTAAGAGCCATCGAGATCGCTGACCCAACAATGACCTAATGCCCTGCTATGACTGCCAACGAAAGCGCCAGCGCATCCGCCACGGGCTTCACGCTGCCGCAAGCCACGTCGGAGTCCCGGCGCGCGCGGGCCGCAAGGCGCGGCGCCTGGTCGGGTCCATCGGACGCCGAACGAAGCGCGGCGACGAATCCGCAGCCGAGCCGGGCGACGAGTGACCACATCGTTATCGTCACATGGCTGTGGCGCTCGCAGCGCTGCCGCACTCGCTACACAGCGGACCACGTGAACCGCTGGGCGCGGATGGTGTCGCGCCACTGTACGGTCCCGCACCGGCTGATGTGCCTGACCGACGACCCGGACGGCATCGAGATCGACACGCTGCCGATCCCCGACGACCTCGCCGATGCGGCGGTGCCGAATTGGCGCGCGTCCCGCGGCTATCCGCAATGCTTTCGGCGCCTCGCTCTATGGCGCCGCGATATTGCTGACTACCTCGGCAGCGACCGGATCGTGAGCATGGATCTCGACGTCGTAATCTTCGACTCGCTCGATCCGCTGCTACAGCGCCCCGAGGACGTGGTTCTGTATCGCGGCACGAGCAATAATCGCCCCTACAACGGGTCGATGCTCATGCTCGACGCGGGCGCGCGGCCGCATGTGTTCGAGGATTTCACGCCCGAGCGCGCGGCGCAGGCGAGCCGGCGCTTCCTCGGCTCCGATCAGGCGTGGCTCGCCCACATGCTCGGCTGGGACGAGGCGTGCTGGACGCCCCTGGAAGGCGCGCGCCACCTTGGGCCGTCGATCACGCAAAAGCTGCGGCGCCGGCAACCGCTGCCCGATATGCGCGTGCTATTCTTCACCGGCAGCATGAAGCCGTGGGACTGCACGGGGCACCCCACGATCGCGGAGCACTACGGATGATCGACCTCGCGAACGGTGAGCAGCTACCGCGCCCCATCATCATCATCGGCAGCGCGCGCACGGGCACGAGCCTCACCGCCCGGTTGCTGGTGTCGCAGGGCGTGTGGTGCGGCCAGACCCGCAAGGCGCGCGACAAGAACCCGCACGGCTTCTACGAGAACGCGCGGTTGCACGAGTTCCGCCGGCAATCGCCCGCCGATCCGAATGACGTGCACGCCGAAATGGTGCGCCAGGGCTATGCCGGCGGCCCTTGGCTCGTGAAGCACGGCCTCGGCGGGCACGAGGCATGGCTGTCGATGGACCCGTTCTTCGTGTTCCCGCGCCGCGCGGTCGATCCGACCGTGCGATCGCAGCTTCGGTGGCAGCCGCGCACCAAGACCGAGTTCCAGCGCCGTCAACTGTTCGCCAAGCAACAGCGCCACCTTGACGAGTTGCGCGACACCTACGGCGGCTTCGACTTCTGGCCCGACCGCATCGTGCAGGGCGACGCCGGCGGCTTCCGCGCGCTCGTCGAATGGTGCGGCCTGACCTATGACCCCGACGCCGCTGCGGCGGTCGTCGACCCGACGATATGGGGGCGCGATGCGGGATAATGACAACCGAGCGTCGATCGGCTTTGACGATTCCGAGGCGATCTGGATGCCCGCCGGGCACGAGCGCAAGGCGATCAAGTACCGGCGGAAATTACCCCTGCTCGATCAGTTCCTCGATGCGGTGCGCCGCGCTGGCCATCCGCAGCGTATGGCTGTGCAGGCTGGTGGCCATGTCGGCCTGTTCCCGCAGCGCCTCGCGGCCGATTACGCGCACGTTCTTACCTTCGAGCCCGACGTGGCGAACATGCGCGCGCTGACGCGCAACGTCGACGCGGCGAACGTCCACGCGATCCGCGGGGCGCTATCGGACGCCACGGCGTTTGGTGCGCACGCGCTGCATCACAACGCGCGCAACAGCGGCGGTCATTGGATTAAGGACGCCGAGACCGGCGCCTCGCCCATTGCGAGCTTCGCGCTCGACTCGTTCGACCTCGCCAGCTTGGACGCGCTGATACTCGACTGCGAGGGCGCCGAATACCTCACGCTCAATGGCGCGCGCGAGACGATCATGGCGCACCGCCCGCCGATGCTGATTGAGCACCGCGGGCACGGCGAGGGTAAGGTCGGCGGATCGACCGACGTCGATCTGCGCATCTTACTCGACCACCTCGGCTACGAGCCGGGGGCTTCCTACGGACACGACGTTGCATGGTGGCCGCTATGATCACGCTCGCGCTGACGTACTACGAGTCGCCGGCCATGCTGGCGAAGCACCTTGAAGCGTTCGCCGCCTACCCGCCGGGCTTTCGCGTCGTCGTCGTCGACGATGGCAGCGAGGAAGCGCCGGCCAACATGCGCGACTGCCCGATCCCGTTTGAGCTGTGGCGGATGCGCGAGAACCGTCCGTGGCACCAAGACGCCGCGCGCAACGTCGCCATGCTGCGGGCCGATGGTGTGACTCTGCTGACCGATATCGACCACGTGCTCGCGCCGGCCGATGCCGAGGCGATGGCGGCGTGCGACTGGCCCGAAGGCACCGCCTACCGCCCTCTTCGGCGCTGGCCGGGCGGCGGCGACACGGGCAAGCGCCACCCCAACAGCTTCGTGATGAATCCGGCCGACTTCTGGGCCGCCGGCGGCTATGACGAGCGCAACTGCGGCCACTACGGCACAGACGGCGGCTTTCGCCGCCAGCTTGAGCGCGCTCGCGTCGCCCTGCGCTCGACCGACGTGTTTGCGTTGACGCTGTATGAAGGCATCATCGACGACGCGACGGCGGATTTACCGCGCAAGGGCACGGTCTACCATGCCCGCGAGCACCTGGGCGTGCGGCGCAGGCTGACCGCCGGAGCAATACCGGGCAATGAGCAGCGGTTTTTGTTCCCGTACGATCTCGTCGACTCGTCCGAAAACATTAACGGCGCGCTGGCGACGCTCTAAGCTACAGGTCGAAGTTATGGTGCAAAAGGTTGAAGGCGTTGTACAAGACAGCGTAGGGAACCCGATTCAAACAACGGTGCGTGCTTTTTCATGGTCTAGCGGCACCTTTTTAGGTGAGACAACTAGCAACTCATCGGACGGAAGCTACTATATAACTTTCGATCTTAGCGTCGGTGACGTTTTGGTAACTGCGCTAATGGGCAGCAATATACGCCCGCTGTCTCATGGGCCGGTCACACCGGGCGACATTACGATTACGGAACAGTCAAAGGCAGCAGCGACGATCCTCTCGGGCGCTTATAACGCTATCGTAGTAACAGACCCGGCTACGACTACGGAGAAGTCGACAGCATCTGTGACGATTCTCTCGGGCAGTTATGATGGAGTAGTAGTTACTGATCCGGCTACTACTACGGAGAAGTCGACAGCATCTGTGACGTTTGTTGGAGGTTCATACAATGCAGTTTAGTGGTGCAGGTTCCCATATGAAGGGCCGCGTTCGTTGGGCCGTTTTCAATGCAGATGGTTCTATCGACAATGGCGGGACGCTACAACCCGATATGCCGTCAAATAATCTTATCCTCGATCAAGGCATCGACCAGCTCGACACTAACCTTTTGTGCGCTTTGTTTGAAAACTGCGCGGTTGGTACAGGCACGTCTACGCCTGATGCTTCTCAGGTTGGACTCGACGACGAAAAGGCCCGAACAAACAACTGGAATACCGACTTGTGCGAGACTGTTCTACCTGCGGATGGGTCGAGCCCATACACTATTACCTTCAAGCGAGGGTTTGATTTCCCTAAAGGCTCGTTGGACTCAAGTAGTGATGGTGACTACGCAGAATTGGGCTTCTCCCCTAATACATCGGCGGGCCAAAATCTTTTTAGCCGCGCCCTAATAAAAGATGGATCGGGTAATACGATAACTGTCTCGGTTGCTAGTGACCAGATTCTGCGTATCGCGTATGAACTGGACTTTACGCTCGGTCCTTCTTCGCCTACAGCGGGATCGGCTGATATTACCAACATCGGGACTATCAACTACGACATTCAGGTCGAAGGGGTTATTCTAGAACTTTACAAAACTCGGAGAAACATCGTTTCTCAGGTCAATCAAGACGGTACTACGCTCTCAATCGATACTGATGCTGCTGTATTAGAGCCATCTATTTATGACGGAAGCATGGCGATTACTTCAGACACTATTGCCGGTTTTCGGGGGCCACGATCTGACAACGGCGCTTTCAGTGATAGTATCAGTAACTCCCCCACCGCTACGACAACGTCGAAGTCGTATGATGGTGCAGGCACTTGGACCTTCGACAACACATTCGCCACGGATCAGCAGAATGTTACCGGCGTGCGGAATATCATGGCCGGTTCGAGACACAATCGTTTCCCGCAGGTGCGCTTGCAGATCGACTCAGGCGATGCTTTTGATAAGCAAGATACGCACGAGCTGACCCTGACGTTTGAGGTCAGTTACACCGCCAACTAATATGGAGGCAGAGCAATGGCAACAAAGTACCGAGAGTACGTATTCACTGTGCGGACGCAGGACCAGAGCAAGGT